CTTGCTTTAGTTCCGGTGTCCATATAGGCACGATAACCAATTGAGCTAGTTTGTCGCCTTTGTTTATGACATAACTACCATTCATAAATAAAATTTTATCTGTTACAGGTGGTGGGGCATATTTTCCGTCTATCCCAGCAACGTTTCGACTAAAATTATAAGTAACCCAGTTTTCTAAGGTTTCATTTTCATTCTTGATGTTAATCCCTAAATTACCATGATATCCCGCGTCTATCTTGCCTGTTTCAATCACTAAATACGTTTTACTACTTACACCACTACGACTAGTTAATAGTCCGACATAGCCCTCTGGTATACTCACAGCTACATCTGTTTTGATCACTGCTTTTTCTTGTGGTTCGAGTACGACAGTTTCAGCTGAGAATATGTCATAACCTGCATCCGTCTTATGATTTCGTTCGGGCATTCTAGCATTTTTTGATAATAGTTTTACTTGTAATGTGTTAGTCATTTTCCTATTCCTCCTCATATTTATAGACAACTTGACCTGCCATAATCCCTACTGCTTCATCAAGTTCAATACCTTCTTTAACTGAATGTTGAATAGCATTTGTCATTCCCTCAAGTATTTCATCAAACGCTTGCGCTTTCTTATACACGTCCTCAATCTCTTTTAGCAACCCCTCTGTGTCATTACCGTTATACGCACTAGCACTAATAACGGACTGTTCGATTTTTTCGCGATTATTCATTTGTGTCATCCTCTATAAAAATTTTATTGTTTAATTCCATTCCGAATTTAACTCTTTCATCATCGTTACCGAATTTGTTTATTAAATCTCTTTCAACGCTCTTGCAATACCTATCCCATGCGCTTGCTTTCTTCTCCAGTTCTTTGTTACAATCTCGTAACTTCGCTATAACCCCAATAAGCTCATATCGTTGCTTCTTGTACTCATCACGTTGTTTTCTCATCTTCTTCAACCTAGCGTCCATTACACCTAGTTGGAACCCTGTTTCATAGTTCATTCTACCAATCTCCCATCTTTCCAAATTAATGTCATAGTTAGGCCATCGTTTAAGATGTAGAATGCTTTGGTAGGGAAAAACGTGTTCTCTAAACGTTCGTTGATACTAATACTTGTGTGTAACGCTGACATACAGGCTCCCTCTTGAAGCTCGTACACTTCAAACAACCTATCAAATACTGTATCTTCTGTGATTTCCTCTTCAACTTCAACTATGAAAGGAGTATCAATTGGAATAAAACTTGATATCGAACACGTATTTGTATTTCGTTGAAAACGAACGAATCCATTACTAAAAACTTTTGCAAGAAAAATTTTTCCTTTTGATAGCTCCGGATTTTCTCGCGCCCACTTAATTAATTCATCCAGTCTCATTTCTTTTTTAACTTTGATTTTCATTTTTACATCTCCTTAAAATAAAGTTAGTTGCTTCTGTTCCTCATATTCCAAACCATGTTGCTTTATATATATTTCGAGCTCTTCCGCTGTATCAAATGTCTTTTTCACGCCTTGCCAACCTGGAACAATATGCCCGTGAAAGTAATAAGCGCCATTTACTACATGGATATGTGCCACTCGTTCGTTATCCTGATACAGATATCTCTTAGATCCGAAAAATTGGTTTAAGTATTCTTTACATGCGCTATCGGTTTTAGGCATTTATGCTTCCTGCCATTTCTTAAACATTTGGTTATAAGTAGTATCAAACCAGCACGCATAACGTCCTCTTGGATGTTTCTGAGGTACATTAAACAAGTGTGGCTTCTTTCTTCTTAGCTCAGCCTCTCTCTTTCGCTTTCTTTCCAATTTGCGTTCGAGTCTAGCTTGTTCCAGTCTTTCTATTGTTTTCTTTTCTCTGTACTCGCTTAAACGCGTACCTTCTGGTGCGTCCATTGCTTCATGTAGTTCCCAACCGTCTTTTACTCTCTTAGAAACCATTCCAGCGGTTATACCGTGACTTTCTATTAATTCCATTTCAAATTTACTGAACCTATAAGGTTTATCGTTTATTGTTACAATTCTTGCTTTTCTCGCCATTTTATCCACCTCTTATATTTCTTCTATTCGTATGATTATTTTGGGCTCAATTCCATAACGCTTTGAGCTAGTTATTTCTGTAATTTGGTTATCGTCTTTCCATACATGGCCATTACAAGCATCTAATACCGTTTTAATTAAGTTGTCGATATCCGGCTTAGTCACTTTATACTGCCCAACCATTTCGCTTTTCTTTTTCTTCGACCATGATTTAAGCAATGGAAAGTAAAACTCTAATTCAATTTTTAATGCATTTTCTAGATTTAGCTTTGGCATTTGATTTTGTAAATATTTTTTATGTTCTGTATATTTTGTAGGCATATATGTGTGTGCATATCTACCTGTATTACGAAAGCGTGGACGAGGCGACCCCATCGGCGCATTAAACACTTCATTAAATTTAATTTCTATTTCCATGTAATCCCTCATATATATTCAAATAAGCTTGTTTGGTGTCCTAACTCCATTTGTTCATTATCAATAAGTGTTTTTAATTCATAATCATCTAAGTACCAACGTCGACCATTGAATTTTGTATGTTTTAATCCAACAACTAAATGCCGTCCATCTTTAAAATGTGGTGTAACTGAAAACATTTTGTTGCTGTCATGATCAAATAGATAGTATTTATCAAATGCATCCATTTTCAATCACTCCCATTTGCTATTTAGACGCTTAATAAAAGCTTCTCTGTCTTTCTCAAGGTTTTCATCTACTTCCGGCGTTTTCGTTTCTCTCGTGCTGTCTGTGAGCCATTTGGGTGTTTTTTCTTTTGATTGTTTAACGAAAGGTTTATAATTTTGTTTTTTGCTTTCAAGTTGTTGCTTTTCAAATGCACGTACTTGTTCAATAGATTTCAAGTTTGCATTAAGCCATGTATTCAAAATGCTTTTAGCATATCCCCAAGTAACTTTGTTTCTATCTTTAGCGATTTTAAGTGATGCGGTAACTATTTGATCTGAATCATTTTCAAATGAATCAAGATAATAATTTAAATCGTCTAAATTGTAAGGAGTTATGAAACCGAATCCGTTATCTTGGAAGAAGTCGAAGGCGGTTACCTTCTTCTTCTCATTATTCACATTCTTTTCATTATTATCTTTATTATCATTATTGTTTGTGTTGGTTTGATGTTGTTTTGATGTTGGGTTGATGTTTGACTGATGTTGTTTTGATGTTGGTTTGATGTCGTTTTGATGTTGGTTCCTGCCCTGCTCACTTTGATAAAAGTCATAATTGACAATGGTTATAAGGGTATATTTTGATGTTGTTTTGACTTCTAACATTCCATCACTCTCGAGTAAGTCAAGGAAGGTTTTCACTTTAAATCGTGACCAGTTAAAAAGGTCAGACAAGGTCAAAATCGATGTTAATCTTTGTCCTCTTTCTACGGTTACAATTTGGTTTCCAATAGGCACTTTTGCCTTTGAATGATTCGCTTCCATGAGTAAATATATCCATGCTTCAAACTTTGAAAATGTTCTCTTTTCTTTAAATAGCCAATGATTTTGAATTGAGCGATCAATACTTATCCAACCAGTCATATACACACCTCACTTTCAAACCGGTTAAATTAGAATGGTAAATCATTGTCATCTATTTCAATCGGAACATTTGCATTCGCAAACGGATTATCTTTTACTGGTTTGTTATTTGAATATTGCGATTGTCCACGTGTTTGTTGTACTTGTTGTTGGTATAAATCTTGTTGAGTGTCATTTGAGTTTTTCGGTTCTAAAAATTGAATACTATCAGCAATAACTTCCGTAACATATACACGTTGACCTTCCTTATTTTCATAATTCCGCGTTTGTAACCTACCATCTACGCCCGTCAACGATCCTTTAGATAGGTATTTATTAACGTTCTCTGCTTGTTTTTTAAATACGATGATATTAATAAAGTCTGCCTCGCGCTCTCCTTGTGCATTCGTAAATGTGCGGTTAACTGCTAATGTGAATGATGCTACATTTACACCACTTTGAGTGGTTCTTAATTCTGGGTCTCTAGTTAAACGACCAACTAATATTGTTCTGTTTAGCATTATTGTTTTCCTCCGGTAATTGTTTTTGCGTTGTTTCGTAATTTTTGAATAGCTTCTGC